CCTATCGGCAATATCTTTATTGTATGATGTTATCCATCCCGGTTTTTTCACAAGCCATACTACTTTAACCTTGTCCATTACATACCTCATTTGTTGTTTGGTCAAAGCCCATCCATAGCGGTTCTCGCTATGGATGGGCTACTATAACTGATTTAGTTTACAGTCTTAACACCCATGTGAAAAAGACCGTACCCACCATCACCACGCATCTCAGCACTAAACTCTAACGCACGATTACGTTTAACCGCACCTTCATCGAGCACTGGTACTGGTGACTTGCGATCCTGATAGATGAAAGGCTTCAACGGATAGTTGCTCGAAAACAAGTACCAGTCATCAGCGTCTGTAGCATTCGGTAATACTATAACGTCTTTAATCCAACCAGCAATTGGGTTCTGTACATCAGCACCATTAACACCTAATGAAGAGCGAAGCTCGAAGGCAACACCCTCCATTTCTGGTGGTACCACAATGATATCACCAGTCATGCCCATAACATGCCCAGTGTCGGTTTGAAACTTCATCATAGCAGCACGCGCAGCATACAAGTCAGCACGCATTTGTGCAAGTGTGGTACCAGTACCGCCGAGAAGATTATCATTAGGCGCAGTGCGATTGGCAAAGAACGCCGTAGCATCATAAGCCAAGTTCGTAGTGCCATTGATGATAAGGTTAGCAACAAGTTCACCTTGATAAGCCTTTATACGTTGAGCCATCATTTGGATTCTGGTTGCAACCATCCCCATCTGGTCATCTTCAATTTCGTTGCGATCTATTCCTATACCAGTGTACCAGTCTTTATTCGTAATGGTGTAGTCATAGTCTTCAAGGATGCCGTACGTCTTATCCCCCAGCCATTCTTTAATCACTGGTACGTCTCCAAGAAACCCATACTTGTGATTATTGGCGTTAGACTTTACCACTGTTGACAGTGACGCAGCAAGCCTTGCATAAGGATCGGTAAACGCCATAGAAGCATAGGCTCTATTAAACTCCGCTTTCAGTCCTTTCTCTAAAGTTACAAGATCAACTATCATAGTTGTTTATTAATCTCCCAACGTCTTTCGACGGAAATCTATAAGCAAGTACCCACTTTTGAAGCCAATGCATAGACCAGCAGCCTTTACATTAGAAGCTGAGTCTGCAAGTGTATCGTCAGCAGTTGCCCAAAACAAGGCACCTACATCAGTGACAGCAGCACCAGTATGTGGTACCCATACCTTACCACCATGCACTTCTCCTACCAGTGTGCCACCATCCGCAGTGATGCCTTTCTTCATAACTCCAATGCAAACTTCCGCAGTGACATCTGCTGCAACTTTAAGAAGACCATCAGTTCCTATGTTGACGAGTGCACCTTGATATAATTCATCGGCAGCACCAGATACTATAGCTATAGACTCGTCTGGTCCTACTGTTTCTAATCTACGATCCGCTGATAGTGCCATTACTTAGAGCCTCCATTTTTATCAGGGTTGTTATCAGGGTTATTTTTTTCGTACTCTGCGAGTGCCATAGCCTTATCCATTTCTGGATGTAACATTTCAAACGCTGCAAGCCCACCCACATCGACACTGGTATTACCCTCTTCACCACCAGTACCCGTACCAGTCACACCAAGTTGTACTTCCGAACCTTTCTCGTCAAGCAATGCAGCAACACCATCAGGGTCTTTGTCAAACATCACCATCCACTTATCTTTATTCTTAGGTAATATTTTACCTTCTGCAAGTGCTTTATCGATAACCGTAGTACGACGCACTGCAAGTCTTTCCTCATGGATGGTGGCAAGCTCTTTACTAAGCTCACTATTCTCCGACACTACTACAGAAAGTTGTTCTGTAAGGTTAGTTACATTAGCCTCTAACAAAACATCACTAGCTTGTGTGATGCCGAATAGCTCTGTTACAGTAGCTTTCTCTTCTTTAGTAGGCACTACCCCATTCATAAGCACTTCTTGAATCTTAGCGAGTAGTTCTTTTAAGTCCATTATTAATCCTCCGTTGTTTTCCCCATCACTATGTGTGGGGTTAGTTTTCTCTATATCAGCTAACAAGTCAGCTATATCTCTTTGATTTAGAACATCGTTACCAGCAGTACCTATTCTCACATCTCTCAGGCCCTGATACACTTTGACATCATCGGCTAAATGTGCTGCAGGCATAGAATTCATAACTGGCATATTGGTTAGTGATACAGCAATCAACACTGGAAATATTTCATCACCAGTGTCGTTGTCCATACCCCATCCAATTGCAGCACTGTAATATTTATATGTCTTATTCGTTATTAGTTCTTTACCCTTATCTGTGAAGTCCCATTTAACTTCAAGACCCACATCGGATGATCTAACATCTACGGCCCAAGCGTTAGCCTCGTTAAAATCATGCTGTGTGTCCATGAAAACCTGTCGGTTACCGTTAACGTTATTAGACCAATTAGCTACCATCCTATCAGTAAACGTCTTAGTTACGATAACTTCCCCATATTTAACAGTATTATATAGACCTATAGGAAAGGCTAACTGGTAATCATCACTATCGTCAGACGCTTCTATAAGAGCCATATGTATCTCGTCACCATCCACATGATAGGATGGGTTCAAAGGATTAGGACTGTCAGACATTGATAATGCCTTACTGGTATCAAAGCTGCTGTTAGCAACACGTACAGCCATTACTTCACAATCAAGTAAGTCGCCTCCCTTTCTGCCACACTCTTTGACAGCTGCATTAGCTATCGCAATCCATTTCTTTTTTTGCTTGTCATCGAGTCCTTTCTTAAACTTGTCAACGTCTTTAGCTTTCCATGGCACTTGTGTTACCCCCTATAATTAGGATCAAGTGTGACATTTGATCCTTTTAATGACTGTATATAATGCCATGAGTCCACACTCACAAGTGTGACATTACCAGCCTTGTATTCTTTTCTCGCTAACGTAGGCAAGTATAATGTGACCATACCAGTACTTATCACTTTCACTGGCACTCTATCCTCGCCCTTCCAATCAATAGTATTATACTCTACTGGTGGTCTACGTGCCATTACTGCTGTGCATCCTCTGTATTCATAATAGCGATGTTAATGCACCTACATCTCTCTGGACCACCATCACACTCAGGATCAGGAGCGGTAAACTCAGGGTCATTCATCTCATGCGTTACTTGATCTTTACTCCTACAAGTATCGCACAAGTTACCGTCTAATATAGCACTCCTGTATATTTCTTTAATGTTATCGGCGTATTGTTCCATACCAGCCTTACGCCCAGTACCCCATGCCTGATTAACACTGGTACTTGCGAGCTTAGACCATGTACCATCAGTAAGCTTAGTCTTTAGTACATCTAATAGCTGGGACTTTAATACAGCACCAGTCAAGCCTTTCTTCTTTAGGTTCAATGCTTCTGTTGCTACTTGTGACAGTAACTTGTTAGACGCTCCTTCTACCTTTAGGCCTAACTCTTCTTCTATAATCTTAAATATCTCAGTAGACTTAACAACATTACCAGCTAATTTCTTATCTGGTAGTTGTCGCTGCATTTCGTCTACAACTTCTTTGCGTGATATCTTATATTCAGATTTAAAAGACTTAATCAATAAGTCAAACATTACTTTTTTGTCTGGTACTGTTACGTTCTGGATTGCCTTACCACCAATGATTTGATCCACTATACGCTGCTGTTGCGCGTTTCTTATATCTATTAGTGATTCTGTCAGGGCAAGTGTTTCACCATCCAACCTGTGCTCTATATCATATAAGGCACATAAGCTTTCTTGTGGCGTATGCTCTCTACTTGCAGCATAGTTATACATAAACATGTAATCACTGTTCTCTGTATTGTCATCTGCATCAGGGTCAAGCTTATCTTTATCTTTCTTCTTCTTGTCACCATCCCCATCCTTCTCGTCATTATCACCAGTACCATCATCGTCTGGCTCGTCTTCTTCTATCTTAGATGGTAAATTAAGCTCTTCTCTAATTGCGTTCTCTAAGACTGTATCATATGTTATGAGTCCAGAACTTTGCAATGCTGCAAGTGTAACTGTATCAAGCTTATTGATTTGTCTAACTTTAAGGATAGGATACTCTCCGTTGACATTCCAATTATAATCAACATATTGCCTTATAGCAAAACGATTCAATACTTCTGTTATGTATTTGGCTTCCGTCTGCAGTGACAACAAGAATATATCAGTGAACGAGTCACCAAGGGATCGACTACCAGTGTTGGTTTGGCCTAACATAACGAACATCGTTAATGCAGCACGCGCCATGGCTTCATCGTAATATTTAATAGATGGTACAACATCAGTCCCAGCAGCTACACCACCAGCACCTAACACTGATACAGCCCATCCATCAGGCTCTATGATGTATGATTGCTCTTGTGCTTGCAAGTCCTCCAACATTTCTACAGCTTGATTATACCTTTCATCACCATCACTTACACCCGGTGGTAGCGTCACCTTAGGAATACCTACGCCATGCCTATCATGCTTAATGGCATTAATCTTTTCAAGATTATTCTTGATGTACCATGGCTTATATAATGGTCTTAATAAGCTGATGCCCTCCCAGTTGTCACCTTCTTTCTCAGTAGAAAATACCAGCATTTGTTCAATTGGCAATATGACTTCTTTACCATCTTCATCTGATTGTATAGCGCCTATAAGTCTACGCTTGCCATAGTCCCATTTCCAACCCGTAATGGACTGGGGTAAGCGTGGGTCGAGCTTACGTGGTCTTATTTTATCGTCTCTATACTCCCATACTTTCTCCAATATGCTAAATCCAAATGGCATCTTTAATAGTATATGCCTTATGGTATCATCCCAAGTGATAGTCATATTACGTAGAAAGTCATCTTCTGTCTCTTCTGCTATTGCTCTATCTGCTGGTGTATCACTTGCAGGCTCTACGTAATATGTTGCATTACGTAAGGGTAATGTAATTGCAGACAAGATCGTTTTTATTTGCGGATCGGACCTACGCATTTCATCAAATACTACTCTACCACTTGCACCAGCCAATTTCTTTAAGTATTCACCATTAATGAAGTCGCCACCCCATGATGAAGGACCATTACCAGATACACCAACAGCTTTAGGCATTGTTACCTTTTTATTAGCCATTATTAGAACTTCTCATTACGTATACCAGCCATGATGGGCTTTTTACTGGTGACAGTCTTTTGATCTCCTAAAGAACTCGCACTATGCTGTACCAGCCATTCATACGCGCCAGATGCGGCATCTATCTGATCATCATGCGCCTTACCATCCATTGCAACATTCTCAGCTTCATTTAAAAAGGCATCATTCCACGGTCCACGCAACAGTTTAACTCTACCTTGTTCAGCTTGCGCTGATAAGGGTAACCATCGTAAATATTTCTTCTTAGTCTCTACCAGTGTTCTAACGTTATACTTTTGTAACAGTGTTATGTAATCATCGATCTCAACAACACCCGCTTGTGCTGGGTCTTTGAATAGAACGATGGTACAAGTCTTATCATCTCTTGATGCAGTGTTCTTTACCATGGCCTTAACACCCCCCGGTGTTTTTCTAGCTCTTTGTATATCTGATATAAAGAACGTGTCATTAATACGTGACATACTACAGCCAGCAGTATAGTCTGGATCAGGATTAGTTTCTGATGGTACTGTTGCAGCACGATCCCAACATCTAACTTTATTTTCATTATATGGTACTGCATCAACTATTTCAAACCAGTTGCGATCAAACAATTCACCAGCCTCAGAGCGTACCTTCCAATTACCCTCTAACAATTGTAAGCGTTCAACCCTTGGCAATGCCATAAGGTTAGCAAGGTACTCTGGATTATGCTGCATCATAATCTTGTTATCATATACTGACGATGGTATAAAGGTTACTGACTTAGGTATTAGTCCTATGTTACCAGTGTCACCAGCGTATTCAATAGCTTCACTTTCAGAATTAAACCAGTATATGGTTTCATCAATTCGTTGCATCCATCGTATAACACCAGCCTTGTCTTGATCGGCATATTCACCATCATCGTCTAACCACCAATCAATAAGACGTTTAACAAATGAGTCTGGATCAGGATTAGTTGTCGCTCTTACATATGGCTTAACGCCACAAGTGCTACGATTACGTGATAGTAAATAAAAGAATTGTTTTTCAGTAAAGTGAGTTAATTCATCCCATCCAATTAATGGTATCTGTGCACCTTGCCAATCGGTTCTGTTCTTCTCATGTTGCATATGATGAAACTCAATCTTAGCACCACTATTGAAACGCCAGCGACAGGGATTGGTTATACCACGGGCTCCTATAGTACTGTATATAGTTTCACTGGTGTCATACAATCCACCTTCATTTAATATCTGCGGACTTGTGCGTCTAAATATAGTAGCACCAAAATTTGGATTGCTGGTATGGTACAATGGTTCTAATAGCAAAGCATAAGTTTTACCACCACCAGCAGCGCCACCATATATAGCTATATCAGCTATTGATTTGAGAAATGATTCTTGTGGTCCGACTTGTGGACGCAACTCAGTCACTCACTATCCTTTTTAGGTAAATAAATATTTACATTATTAATTACAGTACCAGTACCGTCATCAATCTTATTTCCCCATTTGTCTTTATTGATACGCTCCAACATCCATTCAACGCCATGCGTATTACCACGTGATGCTGCAAACACTCTACCCGTCCTGTGATTATCTAATAACTTCATTTCTAAATGCTTACTATGAAACAACACCTTATTAGAAAATTCTATATCATCATTTAATATTTCTATTTCATCGGCTGTGCACTGTGCCACAATCATAGATGACACAACATCCATGCCGAGCTTTATGCACCTTATGATATGGTCCTGCTTTTCCTCAATTTCCACATATACAATACTACTATAGAAGAAAACAGAATGTAAGTATCATTATTGATTTATAAAATATATTATACATATATATAATTAACATGTATAAAACACTAATGCTATGAGTACAATGGATGGGTTCGCGAGTACAATGGATGGGTTCGCCCATTGGTGCTGTGACTTATAAGACTGATTGGAATAATTAACGGGGGGTAGAGTGGATTTGTCACTAGTGGCACCCGTTTGTCAACACAAAATCCATTTCTGATTTCTGGTAAGTCCTCACCCCATATAGGGTTATATGGTTTTCAACACAAGTGTAGTGCCACTAGTGTCAGTAGTGCCACCCGATTATTGCATAAAAACACGTTTTTTTTTTTTTTCTCTCTCAATACAGGTGACACTACTGGCACTAGTGTCAAGCAAATCGTCTAAAGCTATGCCCTATATAGATTTAGACGATGTCACTGGTGTTGACACTTGTACCCTCTTAGAGTGACACCCCGAAAAACGTATAACTTGTTATGGGATAAGGATTTAACCCCAAACACCATATCAATAATCCATTATGATTCCACTCTACCCCACGTTAATTATTCCAATCATGCTACTACTGCAATCACATTTAGGCATAAAAAAACCCTCAGCCATGTTGACTGAGGGTAAACAATTAATATTTAAACCACTAAATATATTATTGTTTGTTGGTATTGTTTATTTATGCTATCACTTGTTGTGATTGTCCGTTACTGCTGTAATAAATCGCAATAGATCACGCAGACTATCTACCAGTAAATCATCCATACAAGTATCCATGCACGATATAATTTCGCGTTCTATACCACTTGTTATAGTACCACTGCTACTAAACGCATATAACGGCGTCCATTGACCACCATGCCAGTCACCAGCTAT